TTTTTGCGTAGATAGCGAGACAAGCGACCGCCTGTAATTTTAGCAACAGGCTTGGCCTTGCGCTTGCGTTCGCCCTTGAATCCGAGTTGACCGTGTAAACGCAAGTAGTTGCAGAACGGGCACTGGTGTATGACCGCCTTCTCGCCACTGATGTAGTTACCAGCAATAGTGAGCGGCAAAACGAGACGATTACAGTTCTCGCACTTGTCTTTAAGCGCATCAACAAACTTGCTCATGAGGTAGCCACCGCATGTAGGTCCAGTTTATGCCAATTGGCACCATCATAGACAAACTTACCGTAGTCGTTGAGTGATACTTCTACATTTATTTTGGTGCTCGTGCTGTGCCCACCGCTGGTAGAATCAAAGTGGAGTGTGTGAGAGCCAGCCTTATGGTATATCTCGACAACATGACCTGCTGGGAATGTACCTGTTGGATTTATTTTCCTGTGGGCATCAGTCGTAACAATCCATATGTTACCTTGGTCGAAGGTGAAGGTTACATCGGCACCTGTTGTTATGACTTCAAGTCGATTAGGACCAAGCACATGCGTGTCAGTTACAGGCGTAGTGTTGAGATTCTTAGGGGTTGAGGCATAGATGACTCCATGCTTCGCACCTGCCTTGTCTTCTCTATGACTTTGCCATATTGCTCCGAAGGTACTACCACCAAAGTCTCCGTCTTCGGGACTGGCAAAGAAAGCGTCTAAGTCAGTAAGAGCGTTTGATGTAACCACATTGCCAATTGCGCCCTTTGTCATTGGTGTGAGGTATAAAGGGGATGTTCGGATGTATGTTCTTCTGTCGTGGAATGTAGGCGCGGCGTTCAGCGAAGCAGTTACATTAGCCGCTCCACCTGTCATTGAGTATCGAACTACCGCTATGACTGTATGTTGGTGATTAGCATCAGTGTTACCTGTGATACTCGGCGTCGACAAGAATCGGTTTGGCAGGAGCGGAGTGCCACTGGCAGGTGATGCCGGTGTCCCCATCTCATACATGAGGTGAGCCTCCGGAGTGTTTCTACCTACAAGGTAGACAACCACAAACACATCGCTGGTTGAACTGGGAACACTGGGAAGGTCGCCACTGTGATTAGCACCGCCTCCTGTGGTTCCGACAGTGAAGGTTTCACTTGAACCGGGGCCTCCTGCGAATTTATACATTGCTCCGTCGATTACGCAATAGCCTCCGTAGACTTGCAGTTGACCGGTGCTACTACCTACTTCGATGAATCCCGGTGTGTTGGGGATGATACTGTTTCTTAGCGAGTCTCCTCTTGCTCCATCACCCAGTCTCATGATGCCGTTACCATGTAAGGCTGAGTATACATTGGTAAGACTTGGACTTGTAAGTCCGTCTCCGTCTCTCAAACCTTGGGCATTAGCACCCATACCTGTTGCGCTCGTGTGCCCTGCTGTTGGATTCGTCATACTGTCACCTCAATCAATGCTGAAAATTGTATCTCGTTGTTACTGCCTTTCTCGATTGCGTTATAGGTGTATCTCATGAAATCGGTAGTATCAGTAGAGTCGCTTGGATTCTTATACCGTATAACGACTTCTTTCAAAGGGCGATTAAATGCTACATCGAGAGCAAGTTTAGCCTCCACTACCAGCGAGTTGTCATCGACGACTCTTACTGTAGGTGTGACGACTACAGCAGGATTACCTATGCCACCGTCTTGTTGGGTGGCAATCGTTCCGTCAAACCCAAAGACTACCTCGTTAATTCGGCTCTTTAGCGTGTCAATTAAAAATCTCGTTCCTTCGTTTAATAATGGCATATCATCCTCTCCTTCTCCTTGAATAGTTACTGTGAACCAAGCCAATTTTTAGGTGGTTATTACGGGCTTCGGGGAAACTGTCAGTGGAGAGTATGAACAACTCTTCATTGTCTTCTACAGGATGCACACTTGCTGATTTGATGACAACTGTAGTCGAGCCTATGGATGCGAGATGTATGTGTCCTAATTTATTACCGCTTGAGGTGTAAACGGCTTGGTTATCAGTTCCGAATGTGCTCGATGCCGATGTCCCGTCGACTGTAAAAGAAGTAGTCCCTATAGCATAGCCCGAACCGTTATTGATGAGGACTCCTGTGCTTTTCAACCTTAACGAGCCGTTGATAGTGTTTCTACGACTTAATCCGAGATTGAAGCCTACTCCTCTGTTCATGTCCGCTCTCTGTGAAATCTGCCAAGTAACTTTGAACTTAAAGCCAAAAGAGGTGCTGAACTCTTCGACAGAGAACTGCCTATTCCTTTCTTCATTGACTTGTAAGTTACCGCTTACATCAGTTTCTTGAAACCTTTGTAATACATCCTCAAGTGTTACATCTACCGAATTGACATGAAGTTCAGCAGTTCTCGCATTGACATCAATGTTACTACCGAGTAAAACATAACGCTCGTTGTCTGTTCTTGTTTGGTAAGAAACCAAGTCGCCGGGGTGCATGTTACTGGCCGATACTACATCCTTCAACTTGCGACTACCAGTTGCGTTCTTAGCCATTCTAAGCATTTTACGCCCTATCGACTTAGCACTCGCCTTTGTTATTGCAGTTGGGGCATGTATACCTCCCGGTATCTCGTTCACGCCGTTTGATTGACGACCAAAGTCATCTACTTGGACAGTGTTATCATGGTTCAAAGCAATAGATTCGCCTCTTACTACTACTCTGTTCGGAGTGTTCTCATTGGATTCATCAAGAGAGCCTCCTAATACACGGTTTTCACCTACAAAGTATTCCCTTTCGATTTGGTTTTGAGGGAAATAGCAGACATTACCGAATCGGTCTGTTCTCGGACTGTAGCCGTCATGCTTTGACAAGTGGCGTAGTGCAGTATAAGCCTCAACCCCATAGAAGTCTTGAGCCAAGAATGTAACACTGGGTGCTCTTGCCCTCACACCGTTGATAGAACTGGTGTTGGCTTTTGCAACACGAGCGGCCAAATCGGATGTTCGCAAACCCACGCCCACTTTTTGAGCAAAATGGATGGCTTTGTCGGTGAAGCCTATTTCATTGAGACTGCGACCTTTGAGGTTCTCTAAACGGTATCTCGTTCCCTTTGTAGCGTCTTTGATTTGCGAGACGACCAGTGCTTGTTGGCTGTTGTCGGCTCCTATCACCAGTGCTGGCAGAGGACTCGCTGTGCTGACTTTATCGTCAACGACAAACAGCGCACCTTCGTATCTCATGCCGTCAGTCGGATTATGAAGCAAACGGATGGTGTCCTCTTCTTCGATAAGTCGGTATCGCTTCTCAGCGGTAGGCATGAAATCACTTTGGGTAGGTTTGTTGACTACAAAGCCTGTTGGCGTCTTGGTGTATTCACCGTGGCGAACAGCGTTATCGACAAACCGTGGCTTACGCACTACCTTCATGATGGAGTTTTGGTCTGCGTTAAAGCGACCAGTTGAGAGATTCTTACCCAGTGCCATGCTCACTCCCCGCTATGGTCTCCTGTATTATAAGAGGCATCCCCTTTGCTACCTTTCGGGTGTAGGGTTTGGCTGAATCTCGGCTGAACTTCATAGTCTCCTTCTTCGTCATCTGTAGAGCGTCGACTCGCATCGGAGCGGAAGTGCTCCAATGTATTCTCACTCATAACCATGCGAGTTACAGGAGAGCGAATGTCAGTCTTATCATAGCCTGTAACATCGACACCCTGTATTTTAGGACCTTGGCTGTCGGGAACAGTTACATTGGACGCAGGTGCTATTGAGTAAACAGGTGCATAAGGAGGACTACTTGGAGTTCCAGTTCTTGCGCTTGGAGCATCGCTTGTAAACAAACCATACTTGCCGCCAGCAGTCGCTCTATAGAAGTTTGAACCAGTCTGCGGTCCAATTACATTCAAGAAAGGACGGAACATTTGACTGTGCTTGTAGTCAAGTCCGTGAGACGGTCTATAGATAAACTGAATCGTGCTATCTGCGTAGTTGATGTTCTCTAAAGCAGGGTCATGGTTACTGTCTTGGTAAGGGTTTGATGAAGAAGAAGCACCTGCTTTACCCCATCCCTTTACATCCAAAACACCAGCGTGTTTGCTCCATTCCATAATGTAAGTTCCTCCAAGCGACCACATAGCGTGAGCGTTTGAATGCTTGACTACGCCTGTTACTGGTTTATCGGACCAGTTGAGAGCGGTCATGTCCAAGTCTTTAAGCGTGCGATTACCTACATCATAAGCACCACGGATATTGGTTCTTTGTCCAACTTCTTTGTCTGTGTGTAGGCTATGAGCCTCGGTCGACATGACAATGTATTCACGACTTACTCCGTCATTGAGTTCAGCAAGGGTATCTACATCGAGACCTATTCTTACATCGTTTCTTGCTACAGGCTCAGCACCTCTATCGTCAGCATTGACAGTCTCAGTAGCCTCGCCCACATTTGCACTTGCTTTGAGTAGCCCGTCATCCGAGTTCAAATCTATTCGGTCACTGATACCTCTTTCGACTTCTCCGTCTTGTAGAGTCAAGTTACTTGGTCTTACCAATCCTTGACCTACTATGGGTTCAGTAGTGCTATGGCTGAGAACAAGCCCTGTAGCGTCATGCGTTTCGCTGACATCCATAAGCATGCTTTCGTTGAATACAGTAGGCCATCGGACACCTCGGCCATCTCCTCGGTCACCAACTCTCATAGCACTGGCTGGGTTAAACCAGTCAGCAGTGCCCATGTTTGATGCGTCGTTGTTGTCACTGTTGTCGTTACCGCTGTATCGGTCACCACCGTCTCCTCCGAAGAGGTCATGTGCCGCTGGTCTATGCGCTACATTGGTATCAGCGTATGCGTCTTCGGGGTCCCATGAAGGCCGTAGTCCGAATCCTCTTACAGGGAAACGCCTTACATCCTCTCCACGAGTGTTGCCCCACCAATCGACCATGTAATGACGATGAGCCTTTGCGAGTTCTTCGACACCTTGCCCTGCTTCATCGTTCGGGAACAAACGAGTAGTGGTCGAGGCGTTTCTCAAAGTTCTCACTGGGCATCCGAATGGTGAAGTCATTCGACGACCGTCGCTGTATCTCACCTGTCGGCCTATTTGGTCTTGACCGAGGAGGCTTGATACTTGAGTGATGCGCTCTAAAATACCGACATTTATCGCTTCTACATTTTGGTCGGCCTGTGCAGAATCACTACCGACATAATCCCAACCGCCAGTCTTAGAGTCTTGCTGAACAAGTGGTCCGTGATAATAGCCAAGCATAGCGTTGGCATTTGCCACTTCAAGCCAGCCTCTTACATAAGGCGACCAGCGAGGTCGGTTGTAGAGTTGCCTTACGCCCATTCGATAGCCGAAGCATCTGTTGCGGTTTGTAGGTAAAGCCAAAGTCGCCACACCTGTAGAGTCTTGGTATGTCTCACAGTCCATGCCGTAAGTATCACTACCCCAGCCGATAAGTGAATGTCCGTAAGACTCTAATCGACTTACTGCGCCACCGCCATGACTACCACCGGGCCAAAGACCTGCGAAGTTATATTGTGTACTCAAGTAAAGAGGCTCATTATTGACAACAGCAACTGCTGTTCCTCCGCCTATAGTAATCGAGCCAGTTGCTACAGCGGTAACTGTTCCGATAAGGACACCGCTGGCGTTGTATACCTTCTCACCAACTGCGTATTTACTGTTGGCGTTGACGGTATCGGTATTCATTGCAGAGGTAGTACCTGCGGCGTAGCCACTGCCATTGTTGATAAGAACGCCACTGCTTACTCCACTGGGCACTGTCCCACCTTGGTTCGACAATTCGCTTTCTGCGTTGATTTGCTTGGCTGTAAACGCTCCACCGATGCCACCGCCCCCTGTCACTGGTGGCTTAATCCACTTCATACCGAAAGCGAACGGACCTTTACTGGCAACATAATTGAAATCGTGATAATGGATTGTTTCAAAGTGCTCCGGAACATGGTTGTAAGGTTTCTTGTCTACGGGGGTATCTGCAATGCCTCTTTTGTCGTAAAATTGGCGAGTCCCAGCCCCACCAGTAAAGTTAGACTTCGACATACCAGCAGTGCCACTGTCTGTAAGAGTGACAGTTGTATTACCTGCTACGCCATCCACGGCTTGAGTAACAGTTACAACTGCTCCAGCCACCGTTGCAGTAAATCTCGTTCCCGATGGCCCCGATGAAGTGTTAATGACATTCATTAGATTGGTCGCAGTTGCCTCGTTTGATGTAGTGGCTTCAAATGTACCGTTGACAGAACTTTGGTCGCCTTGTACAAAGTCATAGTTAGTCCCGTCAGTGGCAACTAAGTTTGCCTTATCTCCAGCATTTAATTCACTGAATGCTGTAATGGTGATGGTAGCAGTCGATGCTACAATGGCGGAATCATCACTGTACCAAGTAAAGGGTCTACCGAGATTTGGATGCCACATACAAAGGAAAGCATCCGGAGTATGTAGCGAGTTTGTATCTCTACTGCCGTTTGCGAATTGAGGTAAGGAGCGAGTCATAATGCTCTGCTTAGAGTTTGTATAAAGCGAACTTGCATCTCCATTATCATACGCTTTGCTGAGATGTATAACAGCACCCGATGCACCGATGTTGGCCCAAAACTCAGCACTACCGCTGACTCCGGAGAAGGTGTCGCTTTCACCCAGTGTAGCGTGAGCGAGCGTTCCGGTTCTGTTTGCATAAGTCGCAGTGTAGCGAATACCGTTCTTGTAGTAAACCAATAACTCATCGTAGTAAGGTTTGACAGGGAACAAGTCGTTATTGTCAACAACAATAGTATTAGAGCCATTTTGACTGATAACTACGCAGTTTGGGTTGAGGCTTCTTATGCGCTTATGAGGTTCGTAAATGTCGAGATAAGTTGTCGGGTAGCCTGCGAGTGTCAACTGCGCCCCCACTGAACCATAGCCGACTCTACATAACTCGTAGTAGTTGTCGGGCTTATGCCATTCAATATGACGGAACTTGTTAGCACTGCTTGACTCTGCTCCGTCTTTATGCAGTATGCCCCACCAAGGTATAGTCAGTGTTCGACCGGGTGTTGAACTTTCAAACATACCGGGTCTGTAAGGTAGACTTCTTCTTGTCAAACTCGGACTTGAAGACTCTTGCACGCCCAATGGGTTGTAAAGTGCGAGCGGTGCTAAGTTGGTGAATTGACTGCCAGCGTCCGGTTCGATGTCGAGTATGACTTCATTCAGTATGACTTCGCATCCTCTTACATCAGCCATCATAGCCTCTGCAAGTATGAGAGCATAGCCTCCTCTTGTTGACATGTCTTTTTCAATAGCAATGACAGTGTTTACTTGCTGTCCTGTTAATTCAGTTACCTTGTCACCGCTTTCACTTGGAGCCTTAACTGCATCACTGTGGTTCAAGTGAAAGCCCTGTAACTGTTGTTTGAATACATTCGGCTGGATTATAATTTGATATGCGCCTACCTCTAATGGGTCGGGGAAGTGATTGTTCAAAGTATAGGCATTACCTGCCTCCAAAACAAGCGTATGTCCTCCTTGAGAGTTGATAGTTCCGGCGTTCGACCCTGCGCTGGCGGCAACACCATAGCCTTCGTACTTGACTTTGGTTTCAGTGAGTAAGGTAAAGGCACCACCGTGTATGTCACTCGGACCGAAGCCAGCGGTAGCAGTGGAGAACCAAACCAGCGGGTCTCTTGTAAATCCGGAACTTGCAAGTGTTGAAGTCGCTGATGCGCGTGCGGCTTCAAGGTTACCAGTGTAATTGTCACTGTCCGGCTTGTAATTAGCACTCTTACAAGCAGTGTTGAGGTCGTAAAGACGCTGATAAGCAGGGTGTGCGTAGTGTCCGGGCAACAATGCCATGGTAGGAGTAACATAGTGATGGCCCATTCTTGGTATAGGCATAGGTGTCATTTTTGGCTTGTTAATTTGAGTGAACGCTGTAGAAGGCTCAGCCATAGCACCTGTGCTCGCAGGTAATGCTCCATACATAGTAAACCAGTCAACTGATTTCATGTCCGGACTTGCACCGCTGTATTCGCTTTGGTCTCTTAGTCTTCTTGCCGCAAAGAGCCTTGTTGAGCCTGCTGGCATGTAGTAACTTGGCACTACCTTGAGTCCTGTCTTACCAGTAACAAATGTAACAAAGTCGGGACTATAGACTACACCTGTAAACTTGTTAGTACCTATGCCTGTATAAGAAGCGATGACGCCTTTGTCAGTAGCAGGGTCGTATACTCTTAAGAAATAACGCCCTCCGCTTAATTCAGTTGAGTCAGTCCAAGTTGCAGTTTCGGGAGTCGAAGTAACCACTATTTCAGTGCCGGAATAACTTGAATATGTCAATTCATCTACATCATGCCGATGAGTCATACTGACTCCCATTCTCGTTACATGGAACATTATACTACGGTCATGCGGTTCATACGACGACTGTAAAGGAGCGTTATCAGTATGGTCCTCCCAGCCTACATTACTTGATGCTGGGAACTTTAATCGAGCCGCACTCTTTGTTGTAGATATGTCTACAGCGTCTTGGCTGAGATGTTCCCAGCCATTGTTTTCCCAAGTAGGGAACAACCGTGGACCTGCATATTCATAATCAAACATTTTGCGTATTTGACTGATATTTTGAGAAGGGTGCTGTAGACCGCCCGAACCAAATGATTCATTTTGATAAGCCTGTATTCTGTCGAAGCCGGACCTCACGACAATGTTACCGGGTATCTCATCGGGGTTCGGTAATCTAATTTTGAGATTCGGATTAACTCCTGCACCGGCAAGTGCTGGAGCAAGGCCCTCTATCTCTCGGTCACTTATGTGGCGGAAGTCCATGATGACGGTTCCCAAAGGACTACCTCCTTCAAGTCGATGCTCTTGACCTGTGTCGTCCATAACGCTGACGCTTTCAAATTGCATGTGCTCATTGGGTATAAGCAAAGCATTGCGGACTTCTAACGGGTGCTGTTCAGCCAGTTGAGGATGGCTTAACTCCTGTGCTTGTATGATAGGGAACATAGCGGCGTTCGTTGTTTCAAACGAGAAACGGACATTACCGAGTATTTTTTCACCCACTAATTTGTAATCACTGCTGTCTTTTCTTTTTGTCCAAGGAATCATACCCAGTCCTCTCGCATTTACAGCAGGCATAGTAAGACTACCTCCATCCATGCGCTTCCAAACTACATGCTCCGGTAAGAAGTTGCGAGCGGCACTTCTCTTGTTGTAATAATCATAAAGTCCGTTATGTGGTTTAGCAGTAGCCTCTGCTCCTATGTTGAGATAATCGTTGCGACTGGTTATACCTATACATTCAACTGCATAAGTTTCAGCGTTTTCGTGAAACATCGAACCCTTAACAACCGATTCATCCCAAAACAAATCGCCCGTTGGGTAGTTACAAGCGTTCGCTCTTACCATATCACCGCTTTGTATTGTTCTGTGAAGTTGAGCATCGGATGCTAACGCTCCTGTATTAGGGTAGTCAGCGGCGTCGTGTGGTTGACTATAACCAGTATGAACCTGCGCTTCTATATGAGGGCCAGCAGTGGCAGGGCCTACATATCGACTCTTGTTGTTGACTTTACCAGTGTCCCAAGCAGTTGTCCCAGCATGCGCTATGTTGTTTGACTGTGCTACATGTAGCCAGTCGCCTGCACCCGAAATACCATTAGCGTCTGCTTTTGCTATAATCGGCAATTCACCTTCATGACTGACAGCAACAAGGTGTCTACTGAAAAGACCTGTTACGCAATAGTCGCCATAGAATGCGGCTGTTGGGTTTTCTACTCCACCTGTAGGAGCGTTACCGACAGTGCATGTTTCCGCCGCACCGTAGGGGTTGAAGCCTAAGAAGGGGTGCCATGCACCTAAACCAGCAGGGTGCAAGTTCGCACCTATGTCATTCGTTGCTTCATATGAGTTGAGATAAGAATACGCTTCGCCATGCCAGCCAACTGCACCTACTGGCTTTGTTCTGTCAACAGCATCAGTAAAACCACTAAAGTGCACCTGCGTCATATGGTCTCTTGCCGCTCCCGAAGCGGCGTTGTTGAACCTATGAGTCCCTGCTTTCGCCCAAATATACGCTTTGTAATTGGTGTCGGGTGCGACTATTTGCCGAGTTTGCGGGTTCATTATGTCAGTGACGGCGACAACTGTGGCTATGTTGAGAGTACCGTCTCCACCGCCACCTTGTATGACTAAGCCTGTATCAGTGGCTAAGTAACCGGAACCGGCATCAAATATAGAGACGCCTGTAACTACTCCCGACCCGTTGGTTACTGCATCTACTACGAGTCCTATTCCCGAACCTCCAGTTACAGGAACGCGTATTGTAGCACCTGCCGGATAACCAGTGCCCCCTGCGGTAAGAGTTAATCCACTTGGCTTACTCGATATATTGCTCTTGCCGAGAGTGAATGTAGTATTTGGTGCAGAGATACTTTGCGAAACATAAGGTGCAAAGCCAGCAATAGTACCGTTACTAACTCTTAGCCATCCATAATCGGGGTAAGTCGTTGCTGTGCTGGTAACCCGTATAGAAGCCGCAGTCCCACCACTTTCAGCAGTGTATTGATTAACTGCTAATTCTACCCAACCGTATCGGTCTTGCTTATGCGCATTTTGCATGCTCGGCATAAAGGTGCCACCAATAGCCTTGAGCGGGTCAGTGCCGGGGAATGTGTTGATAGCACCACTAAGCACTGCGCCTAATTCTTCGCTGTTTTGACAACGAGTAGCGTCGACCAATACAATGTTATCACTCATCTTTTGGTTGTTGGGCGAACCTCCGTAGTAAGTGAGATACGCCTGTGCAAGTAAGGCACCCGGCCTAAACGCACTGGCGTTATGCTTAGCACCACTACCTGTAGAGAGGAACGCACTGGCCGCATGGTTTTTCGGATTCTTGCGCAGGTGGTCGTCAAGGAAGTGCCCTCCGGGGTGATAGCCGCCGTCCATGTGCCATATAACCGACGATTTTCTTGTTGTAGGGTAAGATGAAGACTGTATCGAATTACCACTTATGTCGGTGAATATAAAATTAAACGGGTGATAATGCTTAGGTAAAGCGGTCGCCGTTCCAGCAGTGCCTTCAAAGAAGAATGCCGATATGTAAGTTTGGCTGTAGTTTCTTGAAGCAGACGCCGCCATCGAAGGAAAGCCCTTTGTCGGTTGCCAATTCATTACATAATTGAAGCCCTCTGCGTTGTTCTTTTGGAAAAAGGTAGTCATAGGTAGGTGTGCCAATGCACTGCCTCTGTTGAAACCGCTGTGCTCTGTAAGGTCGCCATTTGCCAGTTGGTTTGGTAAGAAAGAGTCCTTAGATGCATCTCCGCCTACATGGATAGGAACAGCACTGTAACCATTACCAGTAGTTACTATGTTAGCACCTTGGGGCTCTGTGGTTGCACTGCTATGAGGGAATGCCTGTCCCGGTCCAAATATCATGTATGTGGTATGAGCATACTGGTGACTGTCATGCGTATACCTTGCGTGAGGGTGTGCGAACCTTATGGTAAGAGGGGAGGGGATGTTAGCGTGAACAGAGTTAGTGCCGTCAGTGTAATCCAACCCTGTTACCTTACTGTTCGCACCTTTTGCCATATCAAACGGTAGTATAGCGTCTTGATTGAAGAACGGAGGATTATTCTGCCCTCGATGCTGGTCGAGGTAAGGAGTGCCGGGGAACATAGCCATCATAGCGTTTGTATCAAGTAATGCGAAAGAACCAGCCAGTTCTCCGACATTCTGTAAACCAGCGGAACCTGTTGGTCCTTTGGAATAAGGGTGTGTGTAGAAGTCGGAATAATCATTTTGAGTTCCGTCATTGATGTCTGTAACGACACCGGAGAAACCGCCACCGAAGTAAAGAGGAACATAGTGGTCGGGGCTGTTCTGTCCCCCTCGGAAATACAGGAACGGGTTACCGTTTTTACTACCTGCTATTCTTACTCCGTCTGTTTTTATAGCAGAGTAAGGGTCGCTCAGTCCCTTGATGAGTATGTCATGCTGTGCTGGACTCGCCCAATCAGCAGAAGCACCATTGCTGACATAAACGACAGCGGTAGTGCTGGTTGAGTCCGGTTTGCTTCTCACCATAGCATAATCAGCAGAGCCATGCCAAAGCAAGAAAGGCTCTCCCCAACTGTTTGCATTATCACATGCGAGTTTACCGAGCAAAGCCCAAGACTCGTTGGAGTCAAGTTGTATCTCAGTAGAACTGACAGCGTGAACTGATACACACGGAGAGTCTATTCTTGGGATGATATGGTCTCCAGCGACATCAGTATAGTTTTCACCTCGTAGATTGCGTCTCCACACAGTGGTATCAACTGCATTGTTTTGACTATCAACAAGTATAGGTGTAGCAGTGTTTGCATTTGAACCTCTATACTTGGTGTTGATATGCAGTAGTGTATGAGGTATGTAGCCGATGTCGAGCCTTACTCCAGCGTCTTGGTCGGCAGTTGTCAACCCTTGAAGGTGAGTGCCGCTGTCTACAGCCTCAGTCGAAACGCCTTCAAGCAGTCCCCAGTCTTTAGAGACATCTGCTTCAAACAACTTGTTCAGCGGAATGCTTGAATCGCTTCGGACTTTAATGCGAATTGCCGTAGGACTTACGCCCCATTCACCAAGTGTTTTACCGTCCGGTGCATACATATGCGTGCAATCAAAACTGGTCGCTTCTATGTTGTCTTGGGACGCACCGTCCATGTTAATAGAATGCGCAACTGCCGCCGCCATCACTTCATCAGTCAATAGGCAAGTGAAGTTGATTCTTGGACTCAGTATTAGACCTGCACCGCCGTCTACTATTTCTGTAACATTGGTGACTCCGTAAAAGTAATGTTTGTTGGATGCGCCTGTGTCTCCGGCTTTACCGTATTCGGAACGGCTGGTGTAGAAGGTAGTCATACCTTGGTCGCCAGTGCCACCGTCGTCGCTCGTTTGTAGCATGCCGGACTTAGGGAATCCGAGATAGCCGAGAATGTCGGGGTGTGCAAAAGAGCCACCGTTATGATAAGGGTCAGTGAGTATTACTTCTAAGGTCGTGCCGCTAAGCGTAGCAGTAACATGCACGCCTACATGGGGACTTGGGTAAGTATTCCATAGATTGCCCTTGAAAGGCTGTAAAGTCCCTCCTGTTAATTCTCCACACACCTCTCCATTACCGACCATGTGTGAACCGATAGTGAAACCACCTTGAGAGACATCTCTATCATCAAAGTGAACGATGACTTCTTCGTCAAGCGTAGATGGGAGGTAAGTGTTGTCTCCGGAAAACTTCTTTCCGAACTGTTTGTAAAGCAAACGGATGGTATGATTGTCTCCTCTATGGTCGGTAAACCTTAGACCATACAAAGGGCTGTTACCTATGTTGTCGACTTTCATGTCTTCTTTAGGTATGTAGCCACCGGCACTACCAACAGTGGTAACAGTCATAGCGGCATCGGCGTTACTGGCACTGCCGTATCGAGTTACATTGACTGTGCCATCGTTGGTAAAGCCCCATCTACTAAGGTCGGGAGACCAGCCGGGTATACCTGCTTGCGTCATACCACCAAAGTTTATTCTTGCTTTGGCCTTCGTGCCTATTCTCAAACCGTCAACCAATACAGAAGCAGGGCTCTTTGTTTCAAAGGACTCGTTGAGAAGAGTATTTGTTGTTCTACCGGAGACAATTTCAGTATTCGCTTCGGCTAATACGCTAACACTGTCTATGGTATCTACTCCAAAGTTGAGATTATTCGTAGCCTCATCATCGGTGTTTTCCGGCGGTAAGTATTCTTTGAGTGTAGTAATAGGTGCAAACGGTCGACCAAAGCGATTGATAGGCATTGGAGCGGGGTGCATGTTTTCTCCGGTTACTTCATCCGGTTGGCACCAATAGTTTCGGAAACGACCACCGTGTCCGATAAGGAACTGAGGTCGATAAGGAGTTTGAGCCCTACTGCTGTCAAGCCAAGTGCAGAAGTTTCTACCACCTGCACCCGGAACTGTAGAGTGTATGACGACAGAGAACCCTTGGTTGCCTTCGGAATCGAGAACTACTCTACCTAAGTGCGCCCTTACATAGCCCATGTGCGTTCCTCTGTCATGGCTTGAGAACGCTTTGGTCGTGTCCCAAAACGGAGCAGGGTCATGCGTAGAAGCAGTAGCGGCAAAGTCGGCTTTTTGATGAGGCGAAGAAGGGTCGAACTTTTGGTTTTCGCCAAGGAACTGGTCGTTTGGACGACGAGCATGGGTCTTACCGTTCTTAGCACCACCTTGGTTAATCAATCGAATAACTTCTCTTGCCGCCGATTCTATGTTCGTTACTCCGTCTTTGAGGGAAACCTCTCCTAAATCAACAGTCAGCCTTCTTACAAAGTCCATTTCAGTCCAATGCGTCAGTTCTTTCAAACGGGTATCTGTCAATGTATGCGCAGTATTGCGAATACCTTTCATGGCTAAGAAAGCAGGTATGACTCTTGTTCCGTCCGGAGTATCAAAGAAAGTTGAACGCTCTCTTACCCCATCATCTATTTGGTCGTGCTTAGCAAGTGCATCTGCTACATTGACAACTGCGTTGTTTGTTCTGTCGGAATAACCGCTGGTAGAGGTGCTGTCGACCCCTCCTACATCGTGTGTGGACAAGCCACCGGAGACACTTTCGTTCCATGTACTGTTATGTGAATAGGACGCTTCGATAAAGTCCGACTTTGTATCGGATGCCATGTTTTTACTTTGAGAAGGGAAACCTGCCGCTACATCAATGAGCGAAGCACTGTCTGCAACATTATACTTCACTATTCCAGCGGCAGTAACTGTAGGGTCTCCACCAATGGATGCGGTGGCTGGGCTGGATTGAACTTGCATGTGAATGTCTTGAAACGCTATGAACTCTCGGTCTTGAGATACATCATAAAGTAACACTCTCGCAAAGTCTCCTGTGCATTGATACGGGTCAATGTAGGCGACGACAGGTGGAGTTGTAGAAAGACCAACAGCGTCGTAGTTCATTTCAATTGTCTTGTTGATATGCTGAACCAAGTTTTGAGCAGTCTCTATGCAACTGTTACCAATCAAAAAGTTCTCCATCGGGGTACTGTCTCTTGGGTTAGCGTTGAAACTACCAATTCCCCCTGTGAAACCTTTCCAAACTTCGGCTTCATTAAGTGTGCCTCTACTCTTACAGAACAAACCTTCTATTGCGTGTGGGTTTGTATAGTGCATGTTCATCCAAACAGTATCACCTTGCCTTAACCCACCTACGCAGTAAGGGTGAGCCCAAGCCCTGTTGAGGAACGCTTCTTTGACTTTAGGGTGCGTAGTGGAGACTATTGCATGTAAGTCTTCTACATATACTTCATCACCAACTGACGGGGCAAAGCCATTATCGGGGGTTTGGATTGTCAAACTGTTATTCGTTCTACCGTCATAGAATCCTCTGTAAACGGTTCCGCTGGCGTTTCTCCAAGCAACTCGGAACTTGTAATCGGCATCATGACTGTCTTTAGGGAACAAAGAAGCATCGTCAAGAACTATAGGTAGTCCTATGACAAGTTGAGCATCTGTTCCTCCTGCGCCGTTTACTGTAACCACATCACCTATTTCATAAGCAGTTCCTGCCGTATGTATGGCGGCGGCTGTAACAGCGTTACCGCTGACCGTAACATTGACTTTCAAACCGGAACCTTCACCACTTGCAGTGGCTATGTTTGTATGAGAGCCGTTTGTATAACCACTGCCTCCGGAAACTATGGTGACATTGCTGGGTATACCTGCGTTCACTGTTATTTTTGCTCTCGGTCGCTTTGACTGAATCTTTGGTAAATGAGGGTTAATACTTGGACCGTCTCTCAACTCGATTGCACTGACATACTGCCGTAGGCCATAATCGACATTACCACCTTGCGTCATCACATTTGAACGGTCATGATAGAAAGAGCGGCGGTTTTCATAACCAGCACTGATGAGACTTGGGTTGTCAGCAATACCTGTGTAATTCATGTCTTGGTAGCCCGGTGCAGGTAGAATGAACGCACCTACTTTGATGTCTCGGAAAAAGTGCTCACTTGCGATGTGGTCGTCCCCATGAGCACCTATAACAGTGAGATAATTGTTCGTTGTATCTCTTGCTGAGTAAATAACCCATTCTCCGTTTGCTAAGAAAGCCCTGCGGTATCTCGCACTACCACCAATACCTGCAACGACAACTGGAGGCGCAGAGGGTATAGGGAACAGGCTTGCGTTTTCGACATAGATGCGATGCACTGAGGTGTCGTATGGCTGAGTAACCCTTGTCCCACTACGGTGAGTATCTGCTTGTATAGCGTATGAAAACGGCCCAAAGATTTCGGGGTCTTTAGGTGCAACTGAATCCACTCTTCTGCCGACAGGACTTGGTGCCCAAGAATGAGCGGTATGTGTAGCATCTATGTGTATTTTCATACTGTTGTCCGGACCGGGGAAAATACCTCTGTCCGGCTTGTCAAAGAAGAACTCTTCAAACAAAGGAATCTCTACCATTGCACGAGTACTTGCATACTGTGTGCCGAGTTGATAATCGTGTTGGACAGTATCGAGAGTTTGAAACAATCTGTCGTTGATGGTCGTTCCGTCGCTACACATTGTCTCTTCGCTGAACTTGTCGTCAACATGCAAAGTGCTACCTGCATCTATACCTGTAGCCGTAATCCAAGCCGCAAGTGAATCAGCCTCCGAGCCATCAGCCAAAATAAAGTCACCAGTTCCTGTGCGACCTGTTGAAGATGTAAATGTGAAAGTAGTGCCCGTTTTACTGGTATATAGCGCAGAGGCAAACCTTGGAGGCTCGTCGTTATTCGATGGTACTTCAAGGTAAACATAACCCACTTTAGGAAAACAATATGTTCCCCAAGACTGTAAGTCAGTTGTTCGATTGTTAAGTGGCTTAACGACAACAGTGCTACTGGTCGTACTACTTACTGTCGCTTGACAATCACGACGGGTGTTCCAAGCGAGCCTTGCAAGTGGACTTGGGTCATAGGTTTCTTTTGTATTTACAGCACCTTGTCCAACACCTCCAAGTGTCATGGTGACGACTGGTGCACCGGGCATTATCTCTTTGACAATATGAGAATCGGGTGCGGCTGAACCTTTTACATACACACTTGAAGAAGCCAAGTCACTGGTAATACCATGTGCATGAACAATGTGCTGGCCGTTATCGCTTTCACTAAAAGACAAAACTCTTGCACGAGATACAAGACTTTCTATTGATATTCGGTTTGCTTTCTCTGTAGAGGAGATAACTTTGCTTAGTATGTTGAGCCTGCTTCTGTCACTTGGTTGGACAACGAGTTGCATAGTTTTCTCGCTTGAGTTATGTTCTATGATGTCAAAGTATTCATGGACGCATGTGCTTTGGTTTGTCGTACCTCTACCTATAAACTGCGGCTGATTAAACAATTCTTCGTTGTCGACCAACGCAGAAGCAGTACCACCTCCTATAGTTACACTTGTAGAAGTTACTGCGGTTATTGTTCCTATGTTTTTACCGTTGGCTTTGTAAACATCATTACCGACTTCAAATTGCCCTGTAGCATTAACCCCGTCAACGGTCATTGCACCAGTAGTACTTGCTGAATAACCGGAGCCATTATTGACAAAGACCCCTGTTCTTGGACGACTACCGTTACTTGCAGGTTGAAACCTCACATCGGCCACTGTTGTCATAGCCGAACTACTGGTAACATGCTTTTGAACCATAACTCTGTGAAACACCGAACCTCTTGAAGACAGTTCGGAGGTGGCTAAACCAATAGCCTGCGGCGTAGTGCTCGGCGGGTCGCTTGATGTAAGAGGTAAATAATTTTGAGGGCATAGGTCGTAATCAAGGACTTTCTCCCCAACTAACCCTTCGGAGTTATCACCTTCTAAGTCTCCATCGGAAAACAAAGACATTTCGGGTTTATCAAAAGTTATAACCCCACCTGCTGAATAAAGTTCAAGTTCACTTGCTGACATAGCGTCGCGCATAAGGTCGAGTATAGAGTAAGAACCTGTGAGTATAGTACTTACATCGGGGAGGGTTTTTGTCACCAGCAATTTAGGATGTAAGTCCAACACAGTAACGATAGCCCCTGTAGTGGCGGCAGTGACAAATGCAGAGACAGGTGCCGTTGTAAATGTCAGCGTCTTG